AAGACTGCGCCGTTATTAGGCGGTCACAATCTCGTTACACTCGGCGAACGACTCGACATGGCGCACGGCGAAGTCGCAGTCGTGGAACGCCACGATGCGGACCGTACCGGCGTTGCTGCCAGTGTACGGGTCGGCCATAAGGTCGATGCCCGACCACTGACCAACCAGCAAGTCGCTCCACACGCCGAAGATCATGGCAGACAGCGTGCCGGACGCCGAACCCTTCGACAAGTTGCCCGGAATCTGCTGCGACACCACCAACGGATAACCGTAGATGCTGTTCACGTCCGGTCCCAACAGGAAGTTACCCTCGACGCCCGAAGTCTGCTTCGGAGTCGACGCCAACTTCGCCTTAACCTGTCCGTTGGTCAGGAACGCCGCCGCACCCGTCAACGCGTTGTCGATTTCGACTTCCTTAACAAGGCCCGTGACCATGGCCCAAGTCGGCGCGCCGCCGTTCGTGCCAAGCGTCACCGAACCAATGCCGGACGTGTTGAGAATGCCGGTCGGACGGTTAGAACCCGAACCGGAGATAGCAGCAGCGTCCATAGCCACAGCGATTGACGCGGCAAGGTCGTTACGCACCATCGTCTCGACATCCATTGACGACTGCAACATCAAGCGACGGCTGTAGTCGACATACGCGGCAAGCGTCTTCGGCGACAACGTAACCTGATCAAAGGTCATGTTGCCCTCGGTCGGGGCGCTGTTCTCACCGACCCAGTACGAAGTCGCACCGGCAGTCTTACGCGGGATCGCCACGTTGCCCTGCAAGCCCGTCAGGAATTGCGCGCCCAACGTGTTAAGGACCATCTTGTTACGCAACACGTCGATAAACGAACCGGCCAAAAGGTCCGTGGCAACAAGGTTGCCAGCCTTCGACGTACCGGACGCAATCGAGGTGGTCAGGTCACGCTTCAGCACGTCCACCGGAACGGTAATACCACGGCTGTCTCGGCCTTCCTTCTTGGCGGCTGCTTCGGAGACTTCAAACTCGAAGCGGGCATCGTCCTGTGCGCGGCGATCCTGCGGGTTCGAAAGGGCGCGAATGGCCTTCACGAATGAGAACGAACGCGCCTCGCGGTCCGACAGGCCAACTTCCACGTCGACGTTAAGCGGCTTCGACGCCACCTTGTCGAGCAACGCACCACGGAATTGCTCAATCGTCGCACCCTCGCGCACGGCAGATTCGCCAAGGTCGCGCTGGTTGTGACGGGCGGCAAGGTCCATGATCGCCGAAACGCGGCTGCGCTCGGCCTTCATGCCGTCTTCGCGGACGGCTTCGCTGTTAATTTCGCTCATAATTTGTACCTTCGATGAATGTGAAATAACTTCCGGTTTCGGCGTTTCCGCCATGCTTCGGCCTACGCCGACGCTAGTATCTGCCGGAATGGACACGATACTAATTTCGAGCGGCGACCAACTGGTTGCGCGGTAAACCTCCCGGCCATCACGCTTCCCGTCAGAAACCATCTCGTTAATGACGTATCCAACAGATACGTTCCCACGTATCCCGTCTTTCACGTCTTGCCAAATTTCCTCGGCTCGTTTGCTTTTCCCAAAGCGAACGACGGCGCGTGCAACACGATCCGAACCCAAGGAAACCATTTCGACCACGCCGATTTGATCGGCAGGGTCATGGTCGACCAGTAGCGGCGCACGGCCACTACCAATAAAAGATGAATCTATCGCACCGGGCGAATGGTCCAGCACTTCCATACCCCAACCGCGCTCGACGGCGGCTTCGCTGGAGAATGCCAAACTCACCCGGCGGTCGGCGTCCTGCACCGACTCGCGTTCAAATACCGCGCTGCGGAATACGCGTTTCTCCGGGCCTTTTCGTTTGGCCGGTCCTGCGTAGTCTTCCTCCCACGGCTCGTTACCGTAAACATCCTTGGGACGTTCGCCGATTAACTCGGCTTCATCCTCGGCGGCTTCCTCGACCGCTTCGATGGCGGCTTCGGCATCCTCGGATTCGTCCATATCCATTAGGGATTTTTCGAATGTTACGGTTACAGTCGCTTCGTCTTCGACGACAGCGATAACGTGTCTTTGTTGGTCCATATTCCGACCCTCGCTTTCCTCGGCATCTAATAGCCGGTCTTTTTCATTCGCCCATGCGCGGCCCGGATCGCCGCCCCATAGCGCCCATGCAATCCGTCCGGCGGACGGGTAGCCATCTTCGCCCGGCGACCACCCTTCGCCCTGCTTATCGACTTCATGTCTTGCAAAATACGAAACCATCCGTCGGACAGTTTCCGGTGATAATGTAACACGGTTTTTTATATCACGCGCCCTAGCGACGCCGACGGCGGTTCCGCCCCGTCCGAATTCCTCGCGCCACGCTAACCCGCGTTCGGCTTCCTCGGCCATCGTCGCCGTTGGTTTTAGGTCAATCGCCATGTTTTTCTCCCAAATACCATTTGAGATTTTGGGCCAGTCTTGCGTCATCTGGCGACGCTTCTACGGCTAGTTTGCCCTGCTCGACGGCGACGGCTTGCAGTCCTAAATGCCACGCGGACACGGCGGCTAGGTCGTGCGGCCAGTGGCCCCATACCGCCGGGTCGCACGTATAAACCAGCGCACGATCCTTAATCGACAGCGCCCGCATCGACGCCGCGTAGCATTCTGCCCACCGGTTTTGTCGGTAATACAGCATTGCTAATTCGCACCACGGTTCGCGGGTATTCGGTGCTTCCGAACACGCTTTTAATAAGTACCCTTCGGCTTGCGCGTAATCGTTTAACTCGGCGTGCGACTTGCCAAGTAAGCGATACGCATAACAGCGTTCGTTCGGCCACGTCGCTTGCGGCATGGCTAGATACTTATTCAAAGCGGCTATTGCTTCGTGCCACTTCTGATAAAAGGTCAGTTCGCGTGCGTAATAAAACGCATTGCGCGGACAGTGCGGGTCTTCCTTTACCGATACCGCCAACAAATCTAAATACTGTCCACGACTTTTCGTCGGGTCGGGATGATGGCTAACCAAAAGTTTGTCAGTCTGCGCCCATACTTCCGTTATACGGCCATCCGGCACGGGGTATTCGTGACATGGGTGATGCCACAAGTAACCGTGCCGTGCGTGGATTTTTTCGTATAGAAATTTAATCCCGCAACCCCAATCGAAGTAATACCGCAACCGGGTTGTTCCTTCCGTCCAGACGCGTTCGATTTCTTCGCGCCAGCCCGGTTCCAGCACTTCATCTAGGTCGAGTGAAATGCACACGTCAATGTCACGCGGCAATAGTGCCAGCGCCGCATTTCTCGCCGTATCGAACCGCCACGGCGTAATGCAAATATCCTGGACTATAGCGCCACATTCGGCGGCAACAATCGCCGTGTCGTCCGTACTGCCAGTGTCGGCAATCATGATCAAATCGGCGTCTTTTGCAGATTCGCAAAATCGTTTAACAAAATGCGCTTCGTTCTTGCTGATCGCGTAAACGGCAATTCGCACAAAGTACCTCGGTTAGATCGATGTACCGTCTACTGTAATCGAAAATTCGTCGGATGTGACAGCAGAGGCAGTAACCGGCGTCGGCTCGAAAACCATTTCCGGCACTTCGCCTTCTGGCAGCGTCACAACGTATTCGCACTCCACCCACGCCATCTCGCTGTGATTCCAGTTCCATTGGTAGCCGGGGCGATCCTCGGGCTTAGGATCACGCACGACCCACTCGCCGTTTAGCCACGCAACTTGCTTACCCTCTGGCGCTTCGGGCTTGGCCGGAACTTCGTACCAACCCTTGTTGTTGTCGATGACTTCGACCGGGTAATGGCCTTTGAAACTATAAAGAGTCATGTGTCACCTTACAGGGTCAGGAACGCCGTAGTCGGCGGGGTGAAGTTTCTGGTGTAGCGGGCGATTCCTTTGGTGATGCGAAGGTCGTCCATGTAACCCGGCCATTCGTAAGCCGTCGCGCCGCCAAATCTGCCGACAAACATACCGCCGTTGCCAAGATTGAAGGCAGCAGCCGATGCGCTTGAACCAAGCGATGCACCGTTAACAAATCCATACCAAGTGCCGTTGTAACGAGTTACGGCAAGGTGGAACCAAGTGTTGATGGTGACGGAGTTGTTCAGGTTTAGTCGGAACGAAGTGCCGTTCACGTTTACCTCTAACTGACCGCCAGTACCGCCGCTGCGAATAGCAACATAGTTGTTGCCGTTTGTTGCATCCGAAACAATCATGCGGTAGTCAACGGCCACGGTCGCCGTCAAATAGAACCACCCTTCAATCGTTAAGTCGCCCGTACCCATATCAAGGTTTGGCGAGGTTGGGGTTCGCAGCCAATCCCCCGTCCCATCAAAATACATCGACGACCCGCCGAACTTGCTCTGCGCCGTGCTGATCTGCGCGTTGCCCACCGTCTCAAGGTCGTTCTTGGACGTAGCGTCGTAGATGCCTGCGTTGGTGAAGTTGGTGAGCAAGGATGTGTTCGTAATCGCGGTAAGGGGTGCGGTTGGTGGCGTAAAGTTAGCCGTGTAGACGGCGGTTCCCTTCACAATGCGGAAGTTAGAAATGTAACCATTTATTGAAAAAGCATTATTCCAATCAATGCCGATTTTCCCTGTGTTATTGGACAAGTTTGGCGATGCGGAATAAGTTCCAACAGAAGTTCCATTTACATAAGCGGTAAAAGTACTTCCACTTCTAACAAGCGCAACGTGCGTCCATGTATTTGTGCCAACATTTCCGGCTTGAATACGAAAGTTGTAGTTTGTGTACAAACAAAGTCGTGAAGAAGCATCTACAAAAAATCCAAATCCTGCAGCATCTGGGTCAGATGTTCTTGATTCATAAATAAAGTTGTAGTCTTTTGCTGCGTTTATATAAACCCAACTTTCAAGGGTAAAATCGCTTGTCCCCATTGCAAGCGCAGTATTTGATGGCAATGTTAAATAATCCCCGCTTCCATCAAAATACCCACTCCCGCCATACGTCGCTGCACTCCACACTGCCGTGGGGTTGAACGGGCTGAAGGCTTGGACAGACACATCACCGTTGCGCGTGATGGCAAAGGCGTTGGTGCTGTTGTCTACGAAGCGGTTGCTCTGACAGGTCAGCAGGGAGGTGTTGGTGATTGCCGTTAAGGGCGTGGTTGGCGGTGTAAAGTTAGCCGTGTAGACGGCGGTGCCTTTGACAAGCCGAAGGTTACTTATGTATCCGTTCCAAAAATAAGTGCTTGGTCCAGCGCCTTGAGCAATCGCGCCAATAACTTGCAGTTCTCTTGTATGGTTTGTAGAAGATGTTGCTGTTCCAGACGCGGTGCCGTTGATGTAAACGGTAATGGTTGAACCAGAGCGCACCCACGCAACATGAACCCAAGTGTTTTGCGCTATTGTTGCGGATGCCGATAGCAAAGTGGCGTTTCCACTGCCCGGATAATTATCATCTGATAAAACAGAACGATAAACCGAAGAACGGTCATTAGGAAGAAACGCAATAATGTTGCCAGAGTTACTGAAAATATCTGGATACAAATTTGCGCCGTTTTGGTTGTAGACCCATGTTTCAACCGTAAAATCACCAGAGCCTAAAGCAAGCGCGGAATTACTTGGAAGTGTTAAAGCATCTCCTGTGCCATCAAAGTAATTCCCCCACCCCGTCTGACTAAACGGACTAAACGAGCCTTGGGTAGTATTCCCGTTGCGTGTAATGGTGAAGTTGTTGGTGCTAGAGTCCAGAAACGTATTGTTCTGGGCACCGTTAGTTCCATCGCCGTGAAGCAATGAGGTGACGGAGTAGAAATACGGATCGACTGCGGCTTTTTTTGGTGATCCGCCCAACAGAATAAGATGCGAACCGCTCATGCTTTAACTCACGTTTCCGTTGATCACACAAACTGTACCAGAAATGAACAATACGGTAGCAATGCCGCGAGTCGCTAAAGTCATCGTTGCTTTATCCGAATCCTCACCCGCGATATACGCGGTCGTAATGGAACACGTAATCGTGACGTTTCCAGAAGTGTTATTGAACAACGACACCACATCGCCAGCCGCAAATGTTGAGTTAGGAATAGTGACGCTGCCGCCTGATCCAATTTCGATGTATTCGCCAACGTCGCCGGTTGCTAATGTATAACTTGTTGTTTTCGCGCTACCTGATATTGGAATGTTTCGATAACCAACAGCGTTAGTGCCATCGACCGTGCAATTAACCAAACTGCCCGTCGTTGTGCCAGTGCCGCCGTTGGCAACCGGAAGCGTGCCGGTGACCGTAGAGACGTTG